AGAAAATACAACTAGCCTTGGTGGTGCAGCAATATTAACGGGTGCGCCTCTTGTTGAAATAGGCGGTAATTCTAACACGGGTCAAACCACCCCCGTTTATTTTAACGGATTAATAGATCAAGTAAGAGTTTTCAACAAAGCGCTATCTAATGCTGAAGTTACTACATTATATAATGAAACACCTTGTAGTTAAATAAACAATTAAATAAAATGAATACTATTAGAAAAATATCTGTAGGCAGAGACTATAAAGTTGATGCCATGCACTACCAATTAAATCAACAAGTTTACGGAGGACATATTATTTGTGATATAATAGAAGAGGAGAATGCTTATTGCGTGTACATTAAAAAAGACGAAGAGATATTACCTTGGAAGTCTTTTAATAAGAACATGGGTATAAGCATTGAATTTAATTTAGATTATGAATAGTCCAATAGAATTTATTGTACAGCCTAAAGAAAAACGATATAACAATACAAAAGATGTAAACGGAACTGAGCTAGTGTTAAACACCTCTGTTGAAGACTATAAGTTTGTAAGCAGAGAAGCAATAGTAAAAGCCGTTCCATTAGCTTTCGAAACAAACATAAAGCCAGGAGATGAATTAATAGTTCATCATAATATATTCAGAAGGTTTTATGATGTGCATGGTGTAGAAAAAAACAGTAAGAGTTACTTTAAAGAAGACACTTACTTCTGCGGTATGGATCAAATATTTTTGCATAAGCAAGATGACGAATGGTTTGCTATACACGGTTTTTGTTTTGTAGCACCCATAATAAAAGAAAGTAAAGGTTTAATATCTACAGATGTAGAAGAGCCGCTAAAAGGTATTGTTAAATATACCGATAATTCAGAATTTGTTTTAAAAGAACAAGTTGTTGGATTTACTCCTGACTCGGAGTATGAGTTTATAATAGACGGAAATAGACTATATAGAGTACCACTTAAATCAATTTCAATACACTATGACCGCGAAGGAAATGAAACAGAATATCATAACAGCTGGCTATAAGGCAGTTGAAGAATTAATAAAAGTTGCTCGTGAGCAAATTATAGATTCAGATGATGACATTAGCGCAGATCGTTTAAAGAACGCTGCAGCAACAAAGAAACTAGCAATATTTGACGCGTTTGAAATACTTAATAGAATTGAAGACGAAAAGAATATTTTAGATAACAAGCCAAAAGAAGACGTAGAAATTGCGTTCTCTGGGTTTGCTGAAAAAAGAAGTAAGTAATGTACGAACAGTCATTATTTAAAATTATAGAGCCTATCAAGCATACTACAATAAATAGACTTAATAAAGCTAAATATTGGAAGTATGGTTATGATAAGGAACACGACGTAATCGTTATTGGCCATACGGGTCAAATAGGAGAGATATATGAGATCCAAAACCTAAAGATAGCATTACCTAAGGTTCCTAAAGAAGTGCACGATACAGGAGGCAAATGGACTCCGTCTGAGTATCCTAAAGAACTTAAGAATATTAAAACAATATTCGATTGGGAATCTTATTCTAATGACTTTAAAAGCAAATGGGTTGAATATATTGAAAATGAATTTACGCGGAGAGAAGAAGGATATTGGTTTATTAATAAAGAAGTGCCTACTTATATTACTGGTACCCATTACATGTACTTGCAGTGGACCAAAATTGATGTTGGGCAGCCAGACTATAGGGAAGCAAATAGATTATTCTTCTTATTCTGGGAAGCTTGCCAGGCCGACAGTAGGTGTTTCGGAATGTGCTATCTTAAGAATAGACGGTCCGGTTTTAGTTTCATGGCAAGCGGAGCAACGGTTAATTTGGCAACAATATCTTCTGATGCTAGATTCGGAATACTCTCAAAATCTGGGGGTGACGCTAAGAAGATGTTTACAGACAAGGTGGTACCTATATCAATCAACTACCCGTTTTTTTTCAAACCGATCCAGGACGGTATGGACAGACCAAAAACCGAAATCGCATTTAGAGTACCCGCGTCCAAGCTTACAAGAAAATCCATTGCAAAAACCACGGATACCAAAGGTCAACTACAGGGACTTGATACGACCATCGACTGGAAGAACACCGGTGATAACTCCTACGACGGTGAAAAGCTCAGACTTCTAGTACACGACGAAAGTGGTAAATGGGAAAAACCAAACAATATATTAAATAACTGGAGAGTTACAAAAACTTGTTTGAGATTAGGTAGCAGAATCATAGGTAAATGTATGATGGGCTCTACTTCTAACTCTTTAGATAAAGGGGGAGATAATTTTAAAAAATTATATGAAGCATCAGACGTTACGAAAAGAAACCGCAATGGACAGACTAGCTCAGGATTATATTCTTTGTTCATTCCTATGGAGTGGAACTACGAAGGATTCATTGATACTTATGGATTACCTGTCTTCAACACGCCTGCAGAACCAGTTGACGGACCTTATGGAGACAAGATAGAAGTAGGTGTTATAGAACACTGGGAAAACGAAGTAGAAGGTTTAAAATCTGATCAAGATGGTTTAAATGAATTTTACAGACAGTTTCCTAGAACAACAGAACACGCGTTTAGAGATGAAGCTAAAAACTCCATCTTTAATTTAACAAAAATATACGATCAAGTAGATTACAACGAAGGCATTGGTATTTCTAATGTAGTTACAAAAGGAAACTTTGCTTGGGAGAATGGTATAAAAGACACTAAGGTTATATTCTATCCAGATAAAAACGGTAGATTTAATATATCCTGGATTCCGCCTTTAAACCTTCAAAACCGTGTAATAATAAAAAATGGTACAAAAGCGCCAGGAAATAGTGACTTAGGAGCCTTTGGCTGTGATAGTTACGATATATCTGGTACAACCGACGGAAGAGGTTCTAAAGGAGCTTTGCATGGGTTAACAACTTTTTCTATGACAGAAGGAGTTCCACCTCATCATTTCTTTTTAGAATATATTGCAAGACCTCAAACCGCGGAGATATTTTTTGAAGATGTATTGATGGCATTGATATTTTATGGTATGCCAATACTAGCAGAGAATAACAAACCAAGATTGTTGTATTATATAAAAAGAAGAGGGTATAGAGGGTTTTCAATGAACAGACCCGATAAGTTAGCCGCAAAGCTATCGCCTGCTGAAAAAGAAATTGGTGGTATACCAAACTCTTCAGAAGATATAAAGCAAGCTCACGCAGCTGCAATTGAAACATATATACAAGATTATGTAGGAGTCTTTGAAAACGGCGACTACGGAACATTATATTTTAATAGAACCCTAAATGATTGGGCTAAGTTTGATATAAATAAGAGAACGGCGTTTGATGCCGCTATAAGTTCTGGATTAGCTATAATGGCTTGCAACAGACACAAATATATGCCTCAGTCAGTTAAAACAACAACAAAGTTAAACTTTGGTTTTACGAGGTATGATAACAAAGGAGCATTTTCAAAAATAATAAAATAGATGTCAAAAGTATTACCAAGAGGTGTATTCCCGAGCCAAGCGGTTTCAGATTCAGAAAAAGCTTCTAAGCTATATGGTTTAGAGATTGCTAGGGCTATTGAATCGGAATGGTTTAAAAGAGATTCAGGAACTGCACGCTACTATGCAAACAGAGACAACTTTCACAGACTACGCTTATATGCTAGGGGAGAGCAATCAATACAAAAGTATAAAGATGAATTATCTATTAATGGTGATTTGTCTTATCTTAATTTAGATTGGAAGCCTGTACCTATCATACCTAAGTTTGTAGACATTGTAGTTAATGGTATTGGTGAAAGAGCATATGATATTAAAGCATATTCTCAAGATCCTAACTCTATACAGAAAAGAACAGAGTATGTTGAGTCATTGGTTAGAGATATGCAATCTCGTGAAATATCTGATCAAATAGAGCAGCAGCTTGGCCTTAATGTAAGAGAGAATGACAAAAAAGACATTCCTGAAACAGAAGAGGAACTTAATCTTCACATGCAGCTTACTTACAAGCAATCTATTGAAATTGCATCAGAAGAAGCTTTAAACAACGTTTTTGACCATAATAAATATGAGTTATTAAAGAAACGCCTTGATTATGACATTGCTGTTATAGGTATGGCTTGTTCTAAAAATAGCTTTAATACTGCAGAAGGAATTACAATTAAATATGTAGATCCAGCGGATATTGTTTATTCGTATACAGAATCACCTTACTTTGACGATATATATTATGTTGGAGAAGTTAGAAGAGTTAGTTTAACTGATCTTAAAAAAGAATACCCTGATCTAACGCAAAAAGATTTAGAAGAAATTGAAGGAACTGGTTCAGGATCTTTAATGTACAATAAGTCTTATGCTGCGGCAGATGTACAGGATAAATCTTATGTATACGTATTATACTTTGAATGGAAAACATTTAAAAATCAAGTATACAAAGTTAAAGAAACTGCTTCAGGAGCTTTAAAAGCTATTAAAAAAGATGATTCTTTTAATCCGCCAAAAGATAGTAGAGCAAGATTTGATAAAGTAAGTAGGTCTATTGAGGTGTTATATAATGGGGCTAAAGTAATAGGTTCTAACAAACTATTAGAATGGAAGCTTGCTGAAAATATGACAAGACCAAAGACCGATACTACTAAAGTACAAATGAGTTACAACATTGTGGCTCCTAGAATGTATAAAGGTCAAATTGAGTCATTAGTAAGTAGAATGACTACGTTTGCTGATATGATTCAAATTACACACTTGAAACTGCAACAAGTTCTTTCAAGAATGGTACCAGATGGTGTTTAT